GGTGGTTACTACCTCTATCGTAAGGACTGCATCGCCCTAGAAGGCGACCTATACAGTCCTACGGTTGTCTACTACCAAGGAGTCCAAGTCTATTTTGACTCTGGCTCTGGTACAGGCTCTTATGTTCCAGTCTTGGGCAAACCCCACGCTGGCAATTTCTATACCTGCACCGTGGCTTCCACGACTGCTGGTCAAAACCCTAACACTCACCCCGCTTATTGGACAAAGATTGATATCCCGTATATCTTCTCTGCGTTTATGTCTTGGGGTTCTGCCGCTAATTGGCTTGTTTCTGAATTACAGATTCAAGAGGCGGCTACCATCGAAGCCAAGGCTAACCAAGTCCTTGAGCAAGAATACGATAAGTTCCTGCGTCAACAGGGACAGTTCGGTAAAATCAATATGACAAACACTTACTAATACAATGGCTAACATCTCATTCGCATCTCCCTTCCTCCGTGGATTTACCCACGCTACCGTGACTGTTGGCACATCTGCCAGCACCGCCCTTGTAATTGCCCCTACTCCCGAAAGGCGTTGTAGCGTCATCATCCAGAACCAACACGCTACGGCTACCGTCACGGTTATCTTTGCCGCTTCTGGCACAGACGGTCTGAAGGTTAAGGCTGGCGAAAGCATCTCCCTTGACAACTACAACGGCATTGTGCGTTGTGTTTCTGACACCGCCTCTACCCCTGTCCATATCGCCTACGCTACCGCCTAATGAGTGTAACAATTTCTAGTTCTGGGGTTTCTCCTATTATTGAGGGGATTGACACTAATGCCTACGCAGGAACTGTTTCTGGCTTATCTTCTATTTCTGCTGGGACTGGTTCTAATATTGGTTCTGGATATACTATTCAAGACGGACGCTTGCTTGCTCCTTTTGCTCTAACTGCTGGATACGCAAGCCGTGGTTTTACGATACAACGACCATCTAATGCCGCTAACGCTGGTTATAACTACGGTCTGCCCAGCGGACACTCTGTAAGAGTTTATACTGCTAATTGGGAGTCTACTGTTACTGGTGTCACTATGCGATGCGTCTTTGGAAGGGTGGGTGGCAGTATTACTACACCCTCTCCACTAGCCGAAAAAGGATATGGCTGGGAGTGGGATTGGGGTGCTAAGGTAATGAATGTCATCGCTCACAATGGAACTACGCTAACCACAACTCCTGTTACTTGGGTTCCCCAACTTGGGCGTAATTACGAAATCTCTGCTATTTCAGACGGTGCTGGAACTGTTTCTGTTTATGTGGACGGTGTTCTCCTTGGGACTGGCACAGGTGGCCCTACTATTTTGCAAGGCAACAGTGGCCCTTGGTGGTGGCAGTTGGAAATCCAGAACCTAATTACAGCGTCAGGACAAGTTGACTGCAATTTCCAAAATCCTAAAGTCTTTACAACCAATGGTTAAATATCGCATTACCTCGTTGCTGGTTATCGGAGACGGTCAAGCCTTGCTCAAGGCTGTCTTCCCTGCGTTCAATGGCGAACAGGCGTACTTCGACCAGTCTGAAATCGTTGTCACCTTTGTCAAGGCTCAGACTCCTGTTGACCTCGGCCCACTCGTCAAAGTCGAACTCATCCCTGCTACCAAATGATTACTATTCTTCTTTCTACTGTCACCTTCCTTGGTGGCGTTTATGTCGGCACTCGCTGGTCTGAAAAGATTAAGGCTGTTTACTTCTCTATTATTTCCCAGTAATGCCTAATGAATACCAGAAAGACGGAGACCTAGGATTTGTCGGGCTTAACAGCCGTGACAACCCTAGTGCTTTGCCTACTGGTATCGTTAGTCAGTCTCAGAATTTTAGACTAGATAGAGGAATTGCAACTGTCCGAAAGGGGATGCAACGCAAGACACTTGGTGCATTGATTGGTCAAGTTATCTATGGTGTTGGAACTTACATCAACACAAGCGGACAAGAAATTATAATCTGTGTTCTTACTGATGGGCTATATACATATAATCCACAGACAGAAACGCTATCTTCAAAGGTTCTTTTCCCATCTGGAGAAACTATTGTTACGCAGGACGGATGTGATGTGGTTACGGCTGTTGACAAGGTCTATATTAGCAGAGGTTTTAGCAAGCGTCCTTTAGTATGGGACTTGGGTGTCACCATAATTGCACTTCCTATTAGTCCATCCCTAGGTCACGAATTTCCAAATTCATCTGGTTTATTATATTATGCAAATCGAATGATTGCATTAGGTAAATATCACACAGAGATTGCGGCCAGAAATTTTGATACTGTATCTGTTAGCAACTTCCTTGATTTTAACAAATGGGATGCCCTTGATGCGTTCACAATTAACAACGGCAGTAACGACCAAGTAGTCGGTGTCGCCCCTTGGACTCTCAATGAGTTCTTGGTGTTCATGCGTAACAGCATTTTCTATGTAAACACAGGCACAGATAGATATACTTCTGGTGATGGTTTGTCTGCTACATCCTCGCTCAAGACGCTGGCTACCGACATCGGATGTTCTGCTCGTAAAAGTGTTGTACAGGCTGGTGGAGGCGTGTTCTTCCTGTCAGATAATGGAATATACTTCCTACAACCTCAACCTGCATCGGCTGAGTCTATGAAGTTGCTGACGATGTCAGACCCTATCTCAGCCCCTATTGATGATGTTATCCAGCGTATTAATCGCACCTACGCTTATCGTGCAGTTGCTACCTATTGGAATAACAGGTACTATCTTGCAGTACCGCTTGACTCCTCTGTCGATAACAATGCTATTTTGGTATATAATTTTATTCTAAAACAATGGGAGTCGGTTGATACATTCCCTAATGGCTTTGATGTATTTGATTTTGTTGTGGCTAAGAAAGATAACCAAAGAAGACTTTTTGGTATTGATACAGACAAAGGTATTTTCTTAATGGAACAGTTAAACTGGGATGAGTATGGTGAGTCATCTGGTACTCCTATTCTTCCTTTTTATATTCCAGATACGCTTAATGCACTTTCATTTACTCCTTCTCCTATTACTGCAATTTTAAAAACTCGCAGATATGGGTTTAATACAATGCAAGATAAAAGATTTAGTTCCTGTGAAATGGAATTGATAGCAGATGCTGGCTCTCAAATTACAACAGTTGCTGAAGTATTTAACCCAGATGTTTTATATACAGTTGATGTATTTGGCTCAGAGTTTACAGAAGATTCTGTACGAAGAAATGGAATCAGAAAGATTGGAACTGGAGTACAGTTCACTTATACATCTACAAATTTAAGACCTTCTATCCGTTCTTCTTCTGTTTACGCAACAATTCAAAAACCAACAAGCAATTCTAAACAATAACAATGGCTCAAATTTCTAAAGGCGATACTTTCACAAACGGGGAACAGGTAACTGGTGCTCGTTTAAACCAACTTGTTGACTCTGCAACCCTACTTGCTGGGGCTATTACAGACCAAGCAAGCATCACGGCTGGGACTGTTGCATCTAACGACTCGATGCTTCTGTACGACCTATCTGCTACGGCTCTCCGTGAGGCGGCTGTGTCTGATATCATTGGCTCAAACCTTCCTATTGTTTCTTCTGCCATTACTGGTGGTGCTAATAGCGACATCCTAATCACCCCTAATGACGGCATTATTGTTAGCGGGGTTTCTTATACTTCTGCGGATGGTCTTACTGTAACAGTCACATCTACGGCTCATATCCTTGCAGTTGGTCAAGTTATTCTGATTACTCTTGCTGGTGCTGGTTACAATGGCACATTCCGTGTGGCTACTATATTAGCCAATTCATTCACATATGTGATGACCACAGCGGCTACTGCTGGTTCTGGTACGCTTTCGTACACCAAGAAGGGGCTTGTTAATAACATTGCGAACAATACAATTTCTGGAAACCTCTATGTAGATGGTTCTACAGCAGTTGCAGGGGCTATGGTTGTTGCAGGTGCGACAACGCTTGCAGGTACAAATACTATTTCTGGTGCAACAACAGTAACTGGTCTTGTAAACATCACAGGTGACCTCCAAGTGAATGGCTCTGTTGGATATGTTCTTACAGAAATTGCAGAAGAAACAGTTACTCCTTTCAGTTGTGTTGGTGCAAGTGCAGGATATAATGCTTGGGTTCTGGGATGGACATCTGCAACTCACACAAAGCCTGTTGGTGAAATCTGGAAGTTTGAGTTAGCATTGTCTGTTAAGCCTAATTCGGTTGCCGCTACAACATATGCTGACCATTTTATCTGGACTTCAAACAATGCCAATACTGTTACATACGATTATAGGCAGGGCAAAAACATTGGTTTTGTTGCTCAAACAAACTCTGCATTTCATAAGACCAATCTAGATTGGGTTGTTAATGCTGGTACTGTTCTTACTGCTGAAACAGTAAAACTTCGTGTATTCATTAAGGAGTCTGGAACTGCTGGTCAATATGACTTTGGCACAACTGCTACTGATGCAATTACTGGTGTTGCTCCTCCTGCTTCTAAACTAAGAATCTACAAGTACAGAACAGCCTAATGTTTCTTAGTGACCTCATAGCCTTCATCAAAAAAACCCATAAGGACTTTCCTTGGGCTGATGACGCTATTGGTCAGTATTTAAGTTGGGCATTTAGCAAGGATTGCCTGTTTGTTGAATCAGATGAAAATGGTCTTTCTGGTATGATGATTGCATATCCTCTTGCAGACCACGCAGATGGGAGTACTAAGTCATTACTTCCTGTGGATTACGAAAGCAATCCTAACTGGGAAAAGTGGACAGACATCTGCGTTATGGACGCAATATATACAACTAAAGAATCCAGACTTAAGATTGTAGATAAATTTATGAAGCGTTTTCCGAACTGGGAGCACCAGACAAAGTGGGCTATCAGGGGAAAGAAAACAATTAAACTTACTAACAGATACATACAACTTACAGGAACAACACTTTAATGAATACTTTTAATAAAATCCCTCGTTTTGGACTTCAGATTCCTCTAGCAATCGCTGGTATGGCAAGTGCCGCTGGTGCGACTGCCGCAACAGCCATAGGGATTGGTTCTTTGGCGGCGGCTTCTGGTATTGGTGGCAAGGGGGGGGCTGGCGGTGGTGGACGAATTTCTGCTCCCACTTCTCGTTCCTATCTTGGAGAAATGCAGGATGCCCTTAATTCTCAGGGTAATGTTCAGGGTCAACTGCTTGGTCTTGAAAAACAATATACACCACAATACCAGCAACTTCAAAGGGACACCCTTATGGGTCAGATGGGTACTCTCAATGACCTCTATGGACAGGCTATCCCGCAGTCTATGGCTCTACAGAGCCAGTATGCTCAAGCCCAAGCCCCAATCTATGGACAAGTTGGTCAAATGGCTCAGAACGCCTATCAGCAGACCTTAGACCCCCAGACACGGATGCTGGCGGCTCAGATGCAACAGAGTGCTATGGAGGATATGTCGTATGGCAGACAACTCACCCCCCAACAGCAACAGTTAGCCCAGCAGTCGGCTAGACAGGCTATGGCGGCTAGGGGTTTAACTGGCAATCAAGCGATTGCTCAAGAAGTTCTTAATTCCTATCAGATGGGAACTGCCCGTGAGGACAGGGCTAGGCAGTATGCTGGTAATGTCTATCAAGGTGGTATTCAACAGGCTGGACAGGCTATGGGTCTGTACGGCTCTCCCCTTCTTGCTAACATGAACACTATTAGCCCTACTGGTCTTCTTGCCCAAGGACAGCAAATGCAACAGGGGCTTGGTGCTAAACTTTTCCAACCAGAATCCCAATACAACGCTGGTGTTTATGGTGCTAACCAATCTAATGCTACGCAGACTCAGATTGCCAACGCACAGATTTCTGCTGGACAGAACGCTGGCATGATGGGTATGATAGGACAACTTGGCGGTGCTTATCTTGGTAACGCTGGGTTGTTCAAAGGAACAGGACTATCTGGTTCTGGAGGAGTTGGTTCTACTTGGAATCCTAACACTTTAATGCACGAATAACTTTATGGCTTCTTCTTTTGGACAATATACACAGGGCATCACGCCCGTTCAGGGCATCTCTGAGGCTGGTGCTCGCATAGGGCAGATGAACCAGCAGGGGCTTAGTGCTCTTGGTGCTGGTATAGCCCAAGGTCTTCAAGCCTACAACGAAAACTCTGCTAAAAATGATATTCTTACCGCTGAGGCTGAGGCACTTGGTGGTCAGATTCAGCAGTATGCACAGATGTTTGGGGATAGTCCAGAACACGCTGAGTTCGCTAAGTCGTTACAACCGTACATCGAGAAACTTTCTAAAGTTCCTTCTATGTCGCTTACCCAGAAGATGGGTACGGTC